CTTTTTCTCTTTTATCATCTCTTTTATCTTGAGCTTCTTTATCTACTAAATCAAAAAAGTTATATTTTTTATCTTTACTTTTCTTTGGTTTTTTATTTTTCTTAGCTTTAGCTATAGCCTTCTTAGCTTTTGCTATATCTACAACCCCACCTTTGTCAAATCTCATCATAGGAACAGGTTCTGCGTTACCCATCATTGGTGTACCATAAAACATTTCTAATCCTTCTCTCATTGTTCCCAAATCTTCTACATCAAAACCATCGTCACCTTTCATAGATTCTATAAAGTCAGCCATAGTCATTGATTCTTCATCGTCACCTGCTTCTGCGTTTATTGTAATACCTGTAATACCTGTAGCACTTTCTGGTGCTTTCTGTTTACCCTTACCTCTAGCCATACTTACACTTTTACCATATCTATATCCTGCTCTACCACCATCTGCGTAACCATAACCATCTAACATTTCATTTACATAGTCACCGTCATATCCTGCGTTCATAAATATATCAAAAATAGCCGCTCTTCTTTCAGTTCTATCTCCAACACCTTGTTCTTTTAACATTCTATTATATTCATCTAATTCGTCTTCAGCAATTTCTGCTTGTTTAACACCATAGTCTACTGAACCTTGAGCGCCAATCATTTTAGCATTAGCCATAATTCCTTCAGGATTTAATAAACTAGAGTTACCTGCATTTTTAAGAGCTTGAGCAAATTCAAGTTTACCTGTACCCGCTACATTTCCTAGGGTTGCGTCGTTAATAAGAGAATTTCCAGCTACATTTAAACCTTCACCAATTGCTGTTGGTGCTGCTGCAAAAATACCTGTTCTTGCAATGTCTTTTAAATCCGCTTCATCGTCGCTTAGACCTTTAGTAAGTGCTGCTTTTAAAAAAGCATCTCCACCAAATTTTTGTAAACCTGCAGATAACCCCATGCCACCTGGCATCGCTGCCATTAAATAAGGTAAGAAAGGTTTTACCTCATTAGGTATAATCTTTGATACAAATTTACGTGCTTTTTTAAACGGATTAAATCCCATAATTTTTATATTTTATTTGTTGAATGGCAAGATAGCAACTCTTGAATGTAAGCTAGTATCAACCATTTTACTCGTTTTTTTTACTCTAGTCAATCTAGAATAAATTTGTTTCCGTTCCTAAAGGTACATGAGCTACGTAGGCTGTAACACTTCTAGAAATGTCTTCCGCTTTGGTATCTGTATCAGGGTTTTGTACGTCTTGCAACGCCTCAGCATCTGAATTATACTCTTTGTTTGTTTTTAAATTCTTTAAAGTAACCTCTATTTTAGGTTTAATAACTGGTGTTTTCTTACCATCTATCACTTCGTATTTTACACTTGCTTCTTGCTCTATAAACGACATTATCTATCCTCTCTGTTGATTTCTAATAAACTAACTGTTATATCTGGTCCTGTAATATCTGATAGCATTTTTAACTTATTATCTTCTTGTAAAATTAATACGTTAATAATAAATTCATGAGTAGCATCTGCAGCTATAGTTTTTTTATTATAAAAATAATCTACATTATCAGAATTAATTTTAATTGTAACTACAGCATCTCCTGCACCTTCATTATAAACATGAATAGATTTTACTAAAGCTCTAGAATTACCTGGAACTGTATACACATCTTTTTGAGTGTTAGTTATTAAATCGTCATTTATTTTTTTATATATATTAGCCATTAAACCAGGTAAACCTCTCTGAGTTTTCTTTTAATTGAGTTAAGTATGTAGAGTTTAACTGTTCAATAATATTAGTTAATGCTCTGTTAATTTGTCGTTGATTATCCTCTGTATATTGTTTTTTAGGTTCCGGTAATCTTACTACAATTTTTGTCATTATCTTCTTCCGTCTGGTTGAAGGTCAGCTTGGAACGTTCCAAATCTCCATGATTGACCACTGCCTAAATTTTGTATTTTTATAGCTGCATATCTTCCTCTGGCTCTAGTATCTATCTTAGTTGTAGTTGAGTTAATTGTAAAGGGACTTAATGTAGTATTAGTATTGGGGTCTGCAGGATAATCAGCTACAGAAATTGTAACACTAACGTTTCCTATTAAATTTTTAAAGTTAGGTAAGAATCTTCTCATAGCTAAAAAGTATTCACCTATTCCCAAATCTGTTTGCAAAGCAAAATCAAAAGATTCTATTAGAGAAGTTAGAGTAGTTGTAGTACCATCAGGATTTACTTGATCTGTACCTACTTCTTGTTCAAAGAATACACTTTGACCTAAACCTGTTTGACCTACCACAGCTGGGAAAGTACCACTAGCTGAACTATTATAAGCTGTTGCATAAGGTTGAGGGTATACTAAAGAATCAACCCAAGTAGTTCTTATTGCATTAGAGTTAACTCCTGTGTACCAGTTACCCATAGGAACTTGAGCATTATTTTCTCCATAGTTATAAACTACGTATCTGTTATTAAATGCAGATCCTGTTGTTGGATACCACCAAGTTACTTCAGTAAATAAATTATTAATACCTGCATTTACTTGTTGACCTTTAGTTGTAGCAAAGTCATCGTAAACATAATCTTCAACACTACAGGCTAGTGTATTAACAGTACCATCAAAAGAAAAGAAACCATTGTTAGACATCCAGTAAGCTACACCATCAATTTCGACAGCTGCATTCTTACCAATTAATCCACAGTTAGTACCTACTTGCTCAAAACCAAATGTAAATGGAGCTCCAACAAATTTCATTGTGTACAATGCGTTGTCTGTCCATACCAAAATGTTTTCTTTAGCTTTAAGAGATCCTACAATTTTAGTTCCATCTTGTAATCTAAAAGTACCTGCTGTGTTAGTTGCTAACACATCATAAACATTTATTTGTTCATTAACCGAAAACCTAATAAACATATCATCTTGTGTAGAGGGATTACCTATAGTTGTTTCTGTTCCAAAATGAATTAAGTGACGTGTAGTTGGAGAAATTAAAGTATCTCTAGTTGCTGTTGGGTTAGCAGTAGTTGGAAAATTAGTTGTTACTGTAGATGCATGAGTAGATAGACGAGCCGCGATCCCTGCATTCCAGGTAAAAGTTTTTCCATTCGCTATAGTTGCAACAAGAACTTCACCAAAATTACTTAAAGACCACAGTCCAGGTTCAAGCGTAACGTTGGACGCGGAAACTGCTTCACCCCACTCTGTTCCATCAACTCCACCCCAATCTCCAACACCCCAACCATACCCATAAGTTTGTGCAGCAGGACCAACTTTTTCATAAGGTTGTATAGTTGCTGTAGAATTAGCAACTGTTGTTGTTGCGTTAGCAGGTAGAGTACAAGTAAATGTAGTTGTACTAGGTACTGAAATTACTTGAACTACTTTGTCTTCTAAACTTGCTGAGGGAATTCCTGTTGTACCGGGTACAAAAGTATCAAAGACAACCATGTCTCCTACAGATAAGTTATGGATAACTGTATTTCCTAGAGTATTTTTTGTAGTAACTGTTATAGTTGGAGAACCTGACGTAGCAGAAATAGTGGATAATGGAAATTGTATTTGTACACCTGCGTTAGTACTTTTAAAAGGAGTGATATCAAAAAACTGTCCTTCAAAATATATAATTAAAAACTTATCACTTCCCATTGCAACATATCTGTTGCCATCAATATCTACAAAAGCATGTAATTTTCTAGTAACTCCACATAAAGATCCTGTTGCTAATGATTGCCAACCACCTACTTTTTCTGGTAGTCCATATCTAAATCTAACATTGTCTGATTCTATCCAACGACCCACAGCACCAACTCTAGTGTCCTGTTTGTCTACTCCGGGAGCAAATTTAATTTGTTGAAGAGCCATATAATGCTCCTATTGGTTAGTTGATTTTAATAACCAACCTTTAGTGGCGTTGACAAATATAAATGTAGTACATTGATTGTTAACATTCATGACAAAGTCTGTAGCTGCGCCGTTAATATTAGAACCGTTTCTGTTTACTGTAACTGCATTAGTTGCAAAACCATTTGCACTAGAGCCATCCATAATTGTCACTTCATCAGTAATAGCAGGAGTAGCTGGTAAATTAATTACTACAGTATTTGTTTGAGTATTAACTTCTATTTGATCTCCATTAACTGAAGTGTAATTAGTTGTGTTAGCAGAATTAATAATTTTCATTCCTGGTTTACAAAAAGCAAGAACTGTATTTGTTCCATCTGATCTTACAATAATGTTAGCACCTTCAGGCATTGGTATTGGTGAAGAAGATCCTGCTGTTTTAATTAAAAGTATAAAATTAGCATTTGTTCTAGCTGTAGAATCTTTGATAATATAAGTTCTAGTTGCTGTACCACCTGTTGTAGCAGCAGGTATAATTAAACTAATACTAGCTGTCATTGTGCCAGTTAGTTCTAGAAATAAATTCTTACCGTTAGCTGTATCTGAACCATCGGCTAAACTTAAAGTAACGTCTGTACCACTTGTCATAGGAACAGTCACATAACCTGAAGCGGCTTGTTGTAAAATTTGTAAATTAGTATTGGTTATGGTTCCCCATTGACCAGCTTTCTCACCGGTTGTGATTAGTTCTAATGAGAGGTCAGTTGAATAAGTTGATGCCATAATTAAAAAGGTTCTATTGGTGTCCAGATCATATTTACTCCGGGTATTATATTGTTCCACGTAATTATTCCAGGTTCTACAGTGTTTAAAGTTAAACCTACAGGACTTGGTACAATTGTTGCTCCTCCAGTTACTATAACATTTGTTGTAAGTAACGTCAACTCGTTCTTTGTGACATTAGCACTAGCATCAACCTTAACTATAACGTTTTTTATTGCAAGAGTTAGTGGGTTTTTAGTAATACTAGTAGTAGCTCCACCACTAATAGTTAAAGTTCCTAGTCCTAAAGCGAATTGATTTTT